TTATTAAGGAGATAGGACTATGGCAGCTGGATTAGGTTTTAAGACCTTTACTACTGGCGAGGTACTTACGGCAGCTGACACTAACGGCTACCTAATGCAAGGTATTAACGTCTTTGCATCTACGGCGGCAAGAGATGCAGCTATCACCTCACCACAAGAGGGGCAATTTGCATACACAAAAGACACTAATTCGCTGTGGTATTACACAGGCTCAGCGTGGGCAGCCTCAGGTGCAACAGGTGATATTGAAGGCGTTACAGCTGGCATAGGTATTAGCGGCGGTGGCACAAGCGGCACCGTAACTGTTACTAACTCAATGGCTACAGCTATAGATGCTAAAGGCGATTTAATTGCTGGAACAGGTGCAGATACTTTTGACCGCCTAGCAGTAGGCAACAACGGCGAGACTCTCGTAGCAGATAGTGCCGCCACCACAGGCTTGCGCTACCAAGTGCCTAAAACTAACAATGTGGTCATAAACGGAAATCTGGATATTTGGCAGCGTGGAACAAGTTTTACTTCCGTATCATCCACAACATATACAGCAGACCGTTTTCAAACTAATACATCTGGTACCACTATTAACTTGACAGTCACGCAAGATACAAGTGTGCCTAATTCTAATTCCAAGTATTCATTGAAGTTTCAACAGGTTACAACAGGTGCAACATCGGTAAGTGAATATGGCGCTAGACAATTTATTGAACAAAGCAACATTTTGCCATTACTAGGTAAGTCTTGCGTAATTTCATTTTGGTATAAATCAAATAAAACTGGAAGTCACGGTATCCGTATCTACGGTTCATATAACACAGGCGGAACAGACCAAACTACAACTTTCACAGTAAATACAGCCGATACTTGGGAATACAAAACTGTTGCAGTTACGGCTTTTGCGGCTGTCTCTGCGTCAAGCGCAGCAGCAACAAGTTCAGGTGCAATAATTGATTTAGGATTTCGCGTTAATACTGCTGGATTTACAACACTTTCAACCAATGATTATTTTCAATTTACTCAGTTGCAATTAGAAGTTGGCAGCGTTGCAACACCATTTGCTCGCGCTGGGGCAACAATCCAAGGAGAATTAGCCGCTTGTCAGCGTTACTACTGGCGTTCAACACCGCAAACAGGTCTTGGAATGTACGGCTTGGGCATTGCTGGTAACAGTACACAGGCTTTAGTAAGTCTTAAATTGCCTGTATCAATGCGCGTTATTCCAACAAGTATTGATGTGCCTTCGACAATCACTTGGCTCAAATTAACTAACTACACTACAACAAACTGGACTATTTCAGCAATTACGTTATTGGATTCAACTTTTGACAATCTAATGCTCTATGTGACTTCATCATCAATGACAGCCAATCAAGGTTTAATTTTAGGCAATAACAATTCAGGCGGATTTATAGGAGCGAGTGCAGAACTATGATAGAGACATTTCAGGTCGAAAGTATGAACGGCGTTATTGATTTTGTTCGTATTGTCAATGGCGATACGGCAACGATTATGACCCAAGAAAATTATGACAAACAACAAGCGGAACAATCCACACCAATAGTTACAGATGCAGACTAGCTACAACGGCTGGCCAGCATCTAAGGAGCAGGCTGAGATAGGCGTAAAGCCTTTTAAGGTAGAGGGCACAAGCCTTAAAATACGCTGCGCTGAAAAGGTAGCGCCCTTGCTTATTAACTTTACTAAAGAGTTTAACGAGCTAATAGAGCCAATAGAAGGCGGCACGTTTGACGATTGGGGCTACGCCTACAGAGACGTAAGAAATGTGCCAGGTAAATTAAGTAATCACGCAAGCGGCACAGCTATAGACCTAAACGCAACTAAACACCCTTTAGGCAAGGTAGGCACGTTTGAGGCCAGCAAAGTACCGATGATTAGAGCTTTAGCTAAAAAGTACGGGCTAACCTGGGGCGGGGATTGGACTAGAAAAGACGAAATGCACTTTGAGATAGCACTAAGCCCTGAAAAGGTCAGGGCGTTAATTATTAAGTTAGGATTAGAAAATGCCAACTAGCGCACAGGTAAGCGTAGGAACTACAGTTACACTTTTAGTAGCCTCAACAGGCTTTGACCAAACCGTATGGCTACATAACTCAGGCGGTGGCATTGTTTATTTAGGCGATAGTGGAGTAACAACGAGCAACGGCTACAAGCTAGATAATGGCGATAAAATGCAGCTTTTGGTAGGTGACCACGAGGGCCTTTATGGCGTTACGGCCTCAGGTACTAATACTGTGGGCGTACTTAAACAAATCAACTAAGGGCAGAATCGAGCTAATAAATGAAAGAGCAATTTAAGGCCGCGGCCTTGTCCTACCTACGTGCGGCTCTATCGTGCGTGGGTGCGCTGTACCTCAGCGGGATTTCAGACCCTAAAGTACTAGCTAATGCTTTTCTAGCTGGGCTTATTGGGCCAGTACTTAAAGCTATTGCACCTAATGAGAAGCAATTAGGCGTAGGGGCTAAGTAGGGTGTCGCAAGCTCAGGCATATGTAGCTATGGCTTTGGGGATAGCCACGCTAGGGGGCCTTATGGCTGGGCTTGTGCGCCATCTTGTTAAGTATTACCTGGCTGAGTTAAAGCCCGATAACAACGGCGGGCATAACCTAGTAGGGCGCGTTGAGCGCATAGAGATACGCGTGGATAAAATCTACGAGATGTTGCTAGAGGACAGATTATCTAAGTAGGGCGTGTCGCGTTGCCTTTTGTCGGTGGGTAGGTTCATACTTTAACTACACACGCCGGGAGGGCTACCCGGATAGGTAGCTCATCGGCCTTAACAAAGGGCGAAAGATGAACAGTTTAGATTTAATAGTAGTTGGTATGGTTTGCCTGTTTATGGGCTTATTTATCTATGCAGCTTATGAGATGGGCTATAAAGTAGGCCTGGGTGAAGGTTACCTACGTGGCCGTAACATCGCTAAGGCACTACGCGAGAGCGAGGCCGCTAAGTGAGTAACTTTCTTGAAGGATACGAGGATGTCAACGCCAGAATTATCAGAGCGCGTAGCGAATACCCCAGCCTAAGGCTAGTGGCATATATTGAGGACATAGATATAACAAAAGGTTATATTTTAGTAAAGGCTGAAGCCTATAAAAACTATGAAGATGAAAAGCCCAGCGCTGTTGATTTTGCCTATGAGGCACGTAGTGACCGAGGCGTAAATCTGCATTTCTGGGTAGAAAACGCAGTTACCTCAGCTTATGGCCGTGTGATTGGTTTACTCACACCTGGCGGTATAGCTCGTAGCACTAAACAGGATATGGAAAAAGTAGAAGCTCTTAGTACTAAAGACGTAGCACCTGTAAGTGATGATTTATGGGCTACTACGCCTGTGGCACAGACCATCGAGGCAGTTAAAAACGAGTTAGGCGGTATTTACCTACAGGCTAAGCCGGAGTGCATCCACGGCGCCCGTGTTTGGCGTGAAGGATTCTCCACCAAGACAAATAAAAAATGGGGTAATTACAGCTGCACAGAAAAGACTAAGGCTACTCAATGCGAGCCAGTTTGGTATATGCAAACCTCTACAGGTTGGCAGCCTCAGGTATGAGTAGCCAAATGGAGTTAATCAACCTTAAAGCTATGACGGGTAAACTGTTTATAGATGGTGAAATGGTTGCTGAGTACAAGGTAGAGACCTGCGACAAATGCGCCAGGGTGACACAGCTAGATAAGTTTGGCTATCAAAAAAACTCATATGAAAACATTATATGGTTTTGCAAGGATTGCAGGTAATGACTACCTCTAAATCCGATTGGGATATAGACCTACGCTACGGCCAAGACGGGGAAGAATCCGTACGCCGGCTCCTTACTATGGAGACGGTAGAGGTCAAACGCGATAGGCGCTGGAAAGAGACAGGCAATATATACATAGAGACATCTTGCTACTACGTTAACGAGCGTGGATTTAAGTCTTCAGGGCTATCAGTATCTCAGGCTACTCATTGGGCTTTTGTCCTAGAAGATTTAACGGTAATAGTCTCTAAATCTGACCTCATCAACACCGTAAAAGAGTACGGTAGGAATATAAGCTGCAATATTGAGCCTAACATCTCTTTTGGCTACCTTATAACTATTGACTCACTACTTAAATGGCAAGTAGAAAAGGCCGAGAGAAACGAGTTTATATATGGACATTATCCGCTTTGAGTGCCGCAACTGTAAAAAGATAACAGACCAATTAGAGCGCATAGTTAGCGATAACCTGCCGCCTAACGTAAAGGTCTTACAATGCATCAAATGTAGCAAAATGAGCGTATGCCTATTGGTTGATTATGCCGATGTATGAGTATGAGTGTATTAGCTGCTCAATACGCTTTGAGGTGCAGCGCTCTATACACGATGTGAACATACCTAAGTGTTGTGGTTTTGATATGCGCCGTATCTATGACCCAGTAGGTGCCATATTTAGGGGCACAGGTTGGGGCAAGGATGCTTAATAGTTATCCACAGGAGTTATACACAGGTACTAATAACGGTGCAGACACGCCCAAGAGTACGCTTAATATTGCATCTCGTTTGACATCGCTGGTACGCTGGTACCGCGCAGGCGAGCCGCTGAGGCGTAGCTCAGCCAAGCGCTATCAGCTAACGCCACACTTATGCTTGCTAGTAAGCGCATTAGTAACAATGAATATAACAACAGCAACTGCATACAACCCAAACGTAGAGAGCTATAAACTCTATGCTCATATGAAGCTATTAGATGATAAGGCCTATAGGTGCCTAGTAACGCTATGGCGTTTAGAAAGTAATTGGAACCCTAAAGCTAAGAATCCTAAGAGTAGTGCGTTTGGTATTCCACAACTACTTAAAATGACTGAGACTAATCCATATAAACAGATAGACTTAGGGCTTAAGTACATTACTCATCATAGGATTTATAAAGGTGATACTTGTAAAGCCTTAGATAGACATAAAAGGATAGGGCATTATTAATGGCTACTAGACGTGGTGACCC